CCTTACGATAACTTGGATTGCTACCAGCACGTGAATAACGTATTTCACCTGTTAAATCCCTTACTACACTGTGAGTAAAAGAAAGTTCTGCTTTACGCATAGGTGATAAATCATCATATTCTTGTGCTGCATTTAACAATTCTAATAAAGCCTCAAAAGTTGAGTTTCTATTTGCTTCGTAATCACGATTATGTGAATAACTAGCAATTGTATACAGCATTAAATCTGCAATACTTTGATTATAAATCAAATCCATATAGCGCATTTTTATGTCATCCAAACACATAACTGGTTCATCAACTGGAAGTTTGTACTTACCTAATAAATAGTTAATACGCACTTCTTCCATTGCTTCAATAGCATCCTTACGTATGCCATTAAGTTTACCAATAGTAGCTGGTGACCATTTTGCGTGACCTAATTCGTGCCTACGAATCATTCTACTGTGGTCAATACCGCATCTATTACATTCTTCATCCAAAGGAACATACATTTGTTTATTTAAATTGTCTGTCTTAGGTGTTTCATCTAATGATGTAGTATTGTAAACAGTCCATTCGTCCCCAGTAACTATCTGGGGATATGGATATCTTTTGCTACCGTGCATTAATCGACCTGACTTAAGTGTATAGCGTCCAACAAATCTGTTGCTTTGTCTGCAAATATTAACTTACCTGCTACATCTATAGAAAAGCCTTTGTTTTGTAATTCAAAGAATTCGTTCCAAGCACGAACAGATATACGTTCTTCCGGGTCATCTATCAATGTAGTGTCCTGGATTGTTGTATGCCATTCTGCTGGGAATTTGTCCATTGCTTTTGGATGTATTTTATCGATATTAATTTTTACAGGAAATCTATCCTTTAATGCAAGTGGCAATGATTCTGGCGGACTATTAGTTGTAGCAATAACTTGAAAGCCTTCTGCTGGTCTAACAGTTTCCTTATTATCATTGTTTAACGTCAACATTGCAATATCTTGGTCATCCAATATAGCGTGTAGGAATGTCATTGCATCTGGTGAAGCGTGGTCGATTTCGTTAATAACTAATCTACCGCCATTACGCCAAGATTGTATAGCAATACCGTCATTCCATTTAAATGAACCATCCGAACTAGGCATATAAAAGCCTTCCAAGTTTGCAGAAGCTGTATCTTCTGTCATTGTTACTTGGTATACGTTTGGTTTTCCGTCCATATCTAGTGGTGCATTTGTTTTAACTGCACTGTATGTTTTACCTGTACCTGGTGGTCCGTATAATAAAATTCTACGTGACTTACCTAATACAGCGTTGGCTAGTTTCCAACAGTCTAATTGTTTTTCCATAGTATTCCTTCCTTACTATTCTTCTTCTTGTGATGATGTAACAAATTGACAATAAATATCAATTTTATTAGTATCATCATTTTTTCTCTGTACAATAGAAAATCTGCCAACATCTACAAGATGTTTTATATTATTTTGTTGCATACTTTCTATATTCTTTTTTACTCCGCTTATCCAGTTGTCTGTTACGCCAATGCGAAACCATACATTAGGATTTGCTAGTAAAACTTTAACTACGTTGTCATTCAACAATACCGGCTTACGACCTTTATTAGAGTTATTAACTCTTGGTGGTTCTTGTTGAACAATATCTGTGCTATTCATCATCGTTTGTTATTTCCTTTAAATATTCTTCTGCTTCATCACTAGTACGTTCAATAATTTGTTCTATATTATTTGCAGTCATACCCATCAAAGATTCTTCGTCATCTGCTAAATGAATTTGTATTGAAGTAGGTTCTATTAACATCCAAGATTGATACACACCTTTTTCTCTGGTGTCATCAACAATTGCTTGAATTTCTTTATGTGTTAATGATTCTTTACCTATATAATCTGGATGTTCATCTGGTATACTACACATATCAATAGCACGTTCTACATTTACAATACGCATACCTTGTGCTAAAGCAGTTTCTATACTAGGTGCATATACTCTAATTTTATATACAGTACCATCATCACCCCATCCTTTTTTATCATTGTGTGAATCTTGTGGAATATAAGCTACTTGACATATGTATAGCTTATTGTCTGGTTCTTGTGAATATATATTATGCCATTCACCTATTTCTATTTTCATTATTACCTTCCTTTATCGTTTATTATTTTTATATAAATACGTGACCAAAAAAAAACTTTCTCTTGTGGTCTGTGAGAGTAGAACACAAGAGAAGAACCTAGCCTTCCGTATACAACAGGGAATTAATATCGTACTAGCCAGGTCCTTCATCTTGTTTTGCGTTTCAATTGCTTATGCAGTTGAATCTTTATCCGAAAACATTTGTTTAACTGCTAACTTCATATCTTCGTGTTTTAAGATATACTCATTATAAGTTTCTTGTGTTTGTTCATCTGTCCAAGGATATTTTGTTACACCTTCACCTTCATTTAATTCAATACTCCAAGTATTTGTAATATTTAAATTATACTTTCGTGATATATCATTTAATAACATAAAAGGTTCACTCCAAGCAGAATCAAAACGCATTTCAATTTCTTTGATACCATCATTTGTAGTGTTCTTAGATATAATTTCTGTATCGCAATCACCCCATTTAGTTCCCCAATTACGATATTGCCAGTCAACTGGGTCACAAGTACCATATTTATCTGTAAGTTCTAATGCGTTCATATCAAGTAAAGGTCTTACACCTTCACTATCTTCAAACCATTGTGAATATCTAACACCATCTATAGTTCTTGCACCAGACTTCATTGATTTAAATACATCTGGTATAGGATTTACTTTAGTTAAATCATAACTAATAGAAACATCATTTGGTTCTGCTTCTATTACAGTTACATCGTCAATAAATCTATCAACATCTTCTGGTTTACCAGTAATTTCTAAGTAATTAGCTGTCCAATTAGGCATTATTCCTCCTCTTTTTCTTTAGCAAATGTTTCGTTGATTTCCATCATTGTTGTAATAAGGGAATCACCGTATTCCATTTCTTTGTGATTTTGATTAAGAAATTCTGTAAATTCTGCACGTAAATCATCATTATGTAATGTTCCCATAATAAACATATTTCTAAATTCACTATCACGTTCACCTAAATATGATGTCATTACGTTAGTAATATCTGCTAATAACCTTATTCTACTATCTAGATTTTCTAGCATTGCAGATGTTTTCTTCATCATATCTAATATTTCGTCCATTATTCCTCCTCCATAGTATTGTTTCTTTTAATTTCCTTATCGACTTGATATTCAACAGCTTCAAGTAACATTGCACACCATCCCTTAACTTTTTCGTCTAACTTTGCATAATTAGATGAATTAGCTGCATTGTTCAAGTCATTTATAATCCATAGTAATACTGTAATTAAACTACGTACAGATAAACTATGTATTTTTTCTATTAGGTTTTTCATAATTACCTTTCGTTTGACATTTTTGTAAAAATCCGTGACTTAATAAAAAAATAGATAACTACGTAGCTATTACTAACTACGCAGTATCTATAATTAACAGAGAAGGCTATACGCCAACTTCTTCCTCAACTAAATCATCCATATTTACTTGATTGTTTTCTACCTGTTGGGTATCTTGATTACCTTTTTTAGCTATATAAGTAGGTGATTGTCTATGTAAAGCACGAACTGCTTCAATATCCAAATACAAAGGAATAACTTCCTTCTTACCTTTTACATAAGTTGATATCCAGGTTCTTTGTCCCCATTCTAAGGGTTTACCTGTAATACCGCAGATAGGTAACTCATATTGTTTTGTTTCTGTAGAGTCAACAGAATTAGTTGTATTATTATCTTCTTGCATAATAATATCCTTTCCGATTATCCAACTTCTAGATAATCTAAATCGTCTTTTAGTCTATTTTCGTATCTAGTTAAACTGTGTGATTTAACACTTGTAGCTACGATATCTTTTATAGTATTTGCATTATCTTCGTTAACTTGATTAACAAAATCAACAACTAAAGTTATTGCATTTTTTAGTTCTTCATTTACTTTCATAAATAAAACACTCCTTTTTTTTTATAGATTGCGAAGGCAAGATAGAAAAAAAAATACATTAGTATTGTTCTTTTATCTTATCCATTATTTCCGATTCACAACTATCGCAGAATCGAAACTTATTATTGAATCTAGCTTTGATTTCTGCTTCAATATGTTCACAATATACAGAATCATCGCCATCTTCGTTATGCCAATCAAAGTAGTAATGAATACCTTTACCTTGTTTACAGTCGCATAGTGTATCTACGTATACGATACCAGAACGATTATAATATTTAGCTGGGTCATAATCTTCTGGATTATTAATTGGTATACCAGTATGATGTACTGTGTATCTTAATGATTTTAATTCACTCACGTTTATTATTCCTTTCATAGTTAATGATTTAAAAAGCTAACTAGGTAGCTAAGGGAAACTACCTAGTCAACCATTTTATAGAGATAACTTAAGCTGTTCGGCTTTATTAGTTGCTTCTTTAGCTAACTTATCTTCTATAGCTTTAGTATTTAGTTTACCTCTGCGATGTACGTTCCAGATTTGGTTACCCTCACCTATTTCGTGTAACTTAACACCGCAATGGTTATGTATATATAGCGGATACCATTTAGCTTTTTGTCTATGCCAATATCTATTATTTGGTTCAACATCTTCACCGCAGTGTCCGCAGATAATTGTTTTACTCATACTTACCTTTCAATTAAATTTTTATATTTACCTAACTTTATTCCATTAATCACAAATAATTCGCTATATATACTATACAAATTACCTCTATTCTTAATAGCTAAAGTTATAGGTATCCATATCCAATACTCAAACCAATTTATTTTCATATATAATCCTTTTTTTTTATTACGAATGCGAATGCAGGCGGAAGAAAAAAATAATAATTGCTATCGTTTGACATTTTGACTACAGATAAAGCGACTAAAAAAAAATACCTGGCTAACTAAGATAAAATTAATTACCCTAGTTAACCAAGTAAATTGGATATTTAGTTGTTTATATAACCGAATGCTTGTTTAGCTTTAGTTTCACCACAAGGTTTACACCAATTCCAAACTATAAATAAGTTATCTTCAAATTTACCATCTACATATTTAGATTTAGGTCTAACCCATCTAAAGTTATTACCTTTCTTAAATGTTTGATTACAACCTTCACATTCATATGTATTAGAATTAGTTTCTTCAACTACTTCTTCGGTTACTTCAACTTTATCTACAACTTCTTCTGTAGATTTTTTCAATATAGCCATTATTTATCCTTTCACTATATATAACTAAAAGAAATCAAAACTATAGATTTAGTTCGGATTCCCAAAGGAAGACGAAGAAAATATAAACATCTAAATATATATATAACTTAAGTTCATATAGGTATCAATTTAAACTATATACCCCTATATTTAATTAACTAGGGTAGGTAAGTCAACCATATAAATATGTATTTCTGTATATCTATATTGTCTATAAATATAAAGTATCTAAGTAGTCGGATATACAGAAATTCATATAAAAGATGTTTGACTAACCGGTTTTAACTTGGCCTGTCACTTTATTATACGTAAGGTCTAAAAATTATGTTGGTAATTCTGTAGTCCGTATTGTCAGTAAACACAGCCTTTTTGAGCATTAGCGGGCATATTATGTCAGTATGCTGACTAAACCTTTTCTTGTGTCCTTGGGTACTGCTTTTGTCTTTCTAGTTTACACTCTCACGTGTCAGCAGCTTTCCGACTCCCGATGCCATCTTCACCTGTAACAAATTACTTGTGTTTAGTGTTTGTAATTAAGTTGACTATAGCATATAATTCTCACTATACAAACATCTAATGAAAGATAGTTAATTAATGGTAGATACACCCGTAAATGTAATCTGTATAGCAGAGGGTTGCAGGAAAAAATTAAAAGGAAAACAACGTAAATTTTGTTCTCCTAGGTGTCAAAAACGACAATTTGCACGTGACAATATATATAACAAGCAAGATGACATAAAACCTATTAATATAGAACGTAAGTCTGACGAAGGCGATTACGCATCCGTTAGGCGCGGACAGTATTACCGAGCTTTCGTAAGCGAAGGAATAGCTGAACAAGTGGCCACTGGCGATATGACAGTAGTTGACGCAGCTTCCCTCCTTGGTTGCACTTCAGCTACTGTCAGTCGCATGCTTGCTGCCTACAAAATAGATACTAGAAACGAAGTAGCTGCAGAAGATTGGGAACTATCACAAGATGCAAAAGACTCATTAGAAAATTTTTCGAGCTTCCGACAACGCTATTTTAGAACTGAACTAGGAGAAGTATACGACACCGCGGATTTTCATAAGAACTGGATTAATAACATTATTGACAGTATAGAAAATGGTAAAGAGTTATTAATACTGTCACCCCCACGACATGGAAAGACTGAACTGTTAATACACTTTGCTGTATATCAAATATGCAAAAACCCTAACGTAAGAATTATGTGGGTAGGTGGTAATGAGGACATTGCTAAGAACGCATTATCTGCTGTACTTGATGTATTAGATACTAATGAAGAACTTAGAGAAGATTTTTGTATGCCTGGTACAAGCTTTAAACCAGATAACAGGTCAGGTAAGAACTGGTCACAAAATCAATTTACTGTAGGTACTAGAACTGTTGCAGGTATTAAGTCACCTACTATGGTTGCTGTAGGTAAGGGTGGAAAGATACTATCTCGTGACTGCGATATTATTATTGCTGACGACATTGAAGACCATCAAACTACTATGCAACCTGGTGCAAGAGAAAGCACAAGACAATGGTGGACTACAACATTATCAAGTCGTAAAGAGGAACATACTGCTGTAGTAGTAATTGGGTCAAGACAGCACCCTGATGATTTATATAACCATTTACTTGAATCAGATAACTTTACAAGCATAGTAGAAACAGCACATGCTATGGAGTGTCAAATACCAGAACATTTAGAAGATGAACATATTGATTGTATGTTATGGCCAGGCAAAAGAACTTACAAATGGTTAATGTCTAGGTTGCACTCTGCTGAGTCAACAGGTGGTAGACAAACTTTCGAAATGGTTTATTACAATCAAGCATATGTAGAAGGTACACAAATATTTACTATGAATATTATTGACCAATGTTTTAGACCAGACTTAGTACTAGGTCAAGTATATCAAAATTTATATTTAGTTGCTGGACTAGACCCTGCATCAAGTGGCTACCAAGCAAGTGTATTGTGGGGTATAGACCAGTACAGAGGTGAGTTGTACCTTGTAGACCTCGAAAATAAGCGAGGTGGAGGTATTAGAGCAGCATTAGACCAAATGGCCGTATGGTTACACGATTACGATTGTAGACATTGGATAGTAGAAGAAAACGGATTTCAAACTGCTATACGACAAGATGCACAAATAAAAGAATTTACATTACGTACTGGTATAACTGTACAAGGTCATATGACAGGTAAAAACAAACATGACCCGTTGTATGGTGTTGGAGCTATGGCTGATTTGTTTGAAGATAGAAGAATACATCTACCTACTGGTGATGGAGAATCTAACGCTAAAGTACAGAAATATAGGCAACAACTGTTATACTTTGATGGAAAGCCTGTTTCTAAACGAAACAAGGAAAAAACTGATATAGTTATGGCTAGTTGGTTTCCTATGAAGGTTTTTAGGCGTATGCAAAAAGAGCATGCAGCCGATATAGGATTGGACTACAACCCTAGTTATGGAGATTTTAAAATGACAGATATGAACGAAGCACCATGGGCATAGAAAATTTAGATGTTAAAAACTATCAAGAGATAGTAAAGAATGCTGCTGAACTTACATCTGGCAAATTAGTACAAGAACGACAAGTACAGAAAGCTAGAATAAAAGCAATTCTTAATGGTGGGTCAGATGGTATTAAAGCTTTATTAGGTAACACAATGGAAACTAGTGATGCTGATTTATTACCAGCTCCTAACATGTTGCAATCTGGTATAGATAGACTTGCACAAAAAATATCTGGAATACCTCAAGTTAGAGTAGATGTACCTAACGATAATGATTCAAATAGAAGTAAAGTACGTGCAGAAAAACTAGAACGTATTGTTACTAACTTAGATGACAAACAAAACCTTTCTTTACAATTAGCACAAGCAGCTAGGTGGTTACCTGGCTATGGTTTTTGTGCATTTGTAATAACTACTAAAAGAGATAAGAACGGTTATTTTTATCCTAGTGCTGAACTACGTGACCCTTATGATACATTTCCAGGTAACTTTGGTCCTGACCAACAACCAAGAGAAATGGCTGTTATTAGAAGAATACCTAGATATAAACTTGCACAGATATATCCTGAGTTTGCAGACCAAATTTTAAAACAAGATGATGATGAAGGTGATGAAGTTAATGGTGATTTAGCTGCACCGTTTATGTCATATGAAAATAACAGAGAACAAAACTGGGAAGATAATACATACTCTGGTGTAAGAATTATTGAATACTATGACATGGGTGGTACTTATGTAGTGTTTCCAGAACGAAACATGATACTTGATTTTATACCTAACGTATTGTCTACTCCTCCATTTGTATTTATGAAAAGAGTTTCTTTCGACCAACTTAAAGGTCAATATGACCACGTTATAGGACTAATGGCTATGATGGCAAAAATTAACATAATGTCTGCAATTGCAATGGAAGATTCTGTGTTTACAGAAACTAACATATCAGGAGAGATAGAATCCGGACAATACAGAAAAGGCAGATTTGCGGTTAATTATCTAGCTCCTGGTACACAAGTTTCTAAACCAATGAATAATATGCCATATCAATTGTTCCAACAAATAGATAGGTTGGAAAGACAGTTGCGTATGGTAGGTGGTTACCCTGTTACAGATGACTCACAGTCACCTAACTCTTTTGTTACCGGTGCAGGTTTGTCTGAACTTAACAGCACTATGTCATTAATGATTAATGAATATAGAGAAATAATCAAACACGGTTTAGTAGATATGGATGCTAAAAGATTAGAACTAGATGTAGTTATGTCTTATACACAAGGAATAACTAAGAAACCTATGGCAGGTTTTTTAAATGGTTCTGCATTTTCTGAAAACTATAACGTGTTACAAGATATAGGTGGTGACTTTACTACAAGGCGTATATATGGTGTTATGGCTGGTTTTGATGAACCACAAAAAATTGTGACTGGGTTGCAATTGTTACAAGCAGGTGTTATAGACGTAGAAACGTTACAAGATAACATTGATGGTTTAGAAAATATAGCAAAAGTACAAGAACGTATAAGAAAAAACAAAGCTGAACAAGTATTGTTTGACAGTATATTAGCAAGGTCTGCACAAGGTGACCCTGCAGCTACAATGGCTGCAATAGCTATTTACGAGTATCCTTCTGCAATTACAGATATTATGAAGCAGTTCTATACTCCACAAGAGCCACAGATGTCACCTGAAGAAGAAGCTATGATACAACAACAAATGATGCAACAGCAGATGGGTGGTGGCGGTGTTCCTGGAATGGCACAAGCTTTTGGATTATAAGATGCAAGAACATTATGATACAAGTTTTTGGGATATGGTGTATCAAGAATTTGGTGTAACAGATGAATTAGATATATTATCTGAAGGTGTACAACAAATTATTACACCTATGCCAGGTATTATAGTAATTATTACTAAGGAAATTTATGGCAAAGAATAGACGTGGTGGATATAGACAACCTAAAAATCCTGCACCTGTAGGTGGTAACAGAACAGATGGTGGTCCAGCAAGTAAAAAACAACCTTTAAGACGTATACCAGGACAAGAATACGGTGAAGGTAAAAAATTAATGGACCAACAAAAAGCTGCACCTTTACCTGTACAACAAGGATTATCACCTCAATCAGTACAACCTACTGGTGTTAGACCTAATGTATTTGCACCTACTGATAGACCAGGTGAACCAGTAACTGAAGGTGTACCTATTGGAGAAGGTAGTTTTCCTGTAGAAGGCAATAGTGACGTTAATGTATTTTTAGCAGCTTTGTATTCTATAAATCCGCATCCAGCTATTGCTGAATTACTTAATTCTGGTAATGAATAGTGTTTGCAGATTATTTTTTTGAAAAAGATTTTACATCTATTAAATCTAGACAAAATAGGTTATTTAAAACATATAAAGCACAACTAGCTAACGACCCTGAGTTACAAAACTTAGTTATTGGAATAACAGAAGAAAACCCTATGTTACCTAAAGGGGTAGTTATGTCTGCTGCTATGTTACGTGAAGACCCTAATTCAGATAGATTAAAAGAAATTAATTCTCAAATGTATGAAACATTTAGCAAAAAAGAAGCTGAAATATGGGAGTACATGACTGAAAAGTATCAAAGTGAAGAATACGTTGATGATATGACTTTTACACTAGGTAACTTGCTTAAAG